CCTTGGACGTGAGAGACAGCCCCGTATAGGGAGAGACACTTTCCAAAACGTCTCCAACTATTTTCTAAGATAAAAAATATTTTAAGAAATCTACAATAAAAAAGACCATGTGCCTTGTGACACATGGTCCTTTATAAGTCTTAGGTTATAAGACAACGTTTACGTTTGTATCTCCTTCAAAGATCTTCCTAAAGGTGTCAGCGTCTACCTTTCCAGTAGCTGCCAAGCCTTTGTCCTTTTGGAACTTCTCAACTGACATCATGGTGAGATCTCCAAGCCATCCATCCTTGTCACCAATTACGTCCTTGTATCCTAGTTCCTCTAGGCGACGTTGTAGGTGGTGGATAGTTAATGACTTGCGCTCATAGATATTCTTGTATACACACTTGGCTAGGTATACGTCGTCTGTGTCGCCTGTACCGACAACATGTTTTACTGTAGGCTTATCTACCACGGGGATAGGCTTAACCTCAGGAACAGGTTCAGGTTTAGGTTCCTCGACGACAACAGGCTTAGGTTCCTCAACCTCTACAGGTTCAGGAGCTGGTGCCGCAGGGATGTCAATGATAACCGCAGGGGCTTCATCAACTACCGCAGGGATATTATCTGTGTCTAAGTTTTCTTGGTCCATAGGTTTATCTTACTCTAAGACTTACCCGTTGACTTAGGAAACTGCAACATGAACTCGTCGATCTTGTGTTCATGCGCCGTACCGTCGTAGGCGTTTGGACCTAGACCCCATGATCCCCAGTCCTTGCCACCCTTTGTCATGTGAAACGCGATCTGTGCGTTTGTGACAGGGTCGAAGAGCTGGTCATTAGTTTCTACGCCGAACTTATCACGACGTGCCGTACCGAGGTCTCCGATCATGTTGATCTGAAACAACCCGTATGAGTTGTCACCGGTGCCGGCGTTCTTGTTGTGGGCAACAGGACGTCCACCTGATTCCTTCTTGGTGACGGCCCAGGCAACCTTTAGTGACTTGCCCTTGAAGCCCACCGCATCGAGAAGCTCGATGAGTTGGTCGTTTGTGAGAGCCTTGGCTCCCTTATATTTAACCAGCGGGTCGGTTACTACCGTGATGGTAGGAGCCGGAGATATCGCCGGTGTTAGTGCCGAGCTTGTGTTTATATTGAACACCATAAACACGCCGATCGTTAGTGCCGTTATATAGGCCGCTGTCGACATTGCTATGCCACGTATTGTGATTTGCAACGCTAGTTCGCCTCCTTAGGTTGGGGATGGGACAACCTGGCAGTACCGCACCAGGTATCTTGCTACCACCATGCTTCTCAGGTTTGCACCTGTCCTCTACCGCTTGCATGGGGCCGGAAATAAAAAGGGATGACAATGTCAGTCCTCCGTCTCTCCGTAGCTGGGCTGTTTGCCCATTGGGTATAACTATACCATAGCAAAGGCGAAATAGGCACCCGTAGGTGCCCATTTCTCCAAATATGTTGGGTCCTAGCTCCTTAGAGCCAGCAACGCCGATGATACCGAGGCTAACCCTAGGGCTAGGACCAAGGTACCCCTCTCAGGGGAACTGAGCGCTACAAGAACGGCAAGTCCAGCGGACCCAGCCGAGATTATGGCTGGCCAGGCTAGCTCCCGCAGGACAAGCAGCAGGTTGTTCATTACTTAGCCTTTCGGGTCTTACCCTTAAGTCTATCGGAGGTATTGCGGATAGGTGTGCCTGATTCCTGTATTAGCTTACGGGCCTTGCCGTATGTAATTCCAAGCTCCTGGGCTACCTCCACCACGGACTTACCCGATGTGTACAGTGACGCGGCCTGCGTAGGTGTAGTTGTTGACACTGGTCTTCCTTTCGTAGTTTTTCATTTTCGCGCTTAAACGGCTAGGCAGGTGAACGCGCGATTAGCTCACCTGACATATTGAGCAAAGTGGTACTGCTCAAGATTTCTTTGCCTTTTCCGGCTTAGGAGGAGTTTTCCCATGCTTGTTGCATAGTACCTTTCCACCCCAGGCGGACCTAGGTTTTAGGTTGTTGTCACACTCGGTTCCGTAGTTAGCGGCATAGCACTCAAGCTTCTCTGTCTTCCTCAGGATCGAGGTAAGAGATACGAGAGCTCTCTTGGTGATACTTGTTCTAACCAGAAACCCATTCTTCTCGTGACATGAACCGCATAGATACTCGTTGCGCCGGTGGGAAGGATCCCGAACCGAGCTCGGACTATCGCACTGATCACAGTGTTGAACGAAGCGAATGTTTGCGATTAACTTCTTATAGTCGTCTGCACACATAAGCTTCTCATCGAGTTGGTAGACGAGTACGTTTGCGTCACCGCACAAGGAACAGGTGTCGTAGACGTAGCGTTGTTCGCGCTGGTTTGTGCCTAGCATGTTGGTCCTCCGTATTCGTCCTTGGGAAGAATATATTCCTTATTCCTCTTCTTGTAAATCCTCATCTTTATATTCCCTTACCTTTCCGGCAAGTTGCGGACCCCACATGCGTTCGCCAGGCTGAAGTTGTTCCTCCTTGGCCTTACGCCTGTCGTCCAGTGAAATTACGTTCTTCACTTTTTCCTTGGCTTGATAACGCCAAGTAGAGGTTCAAGCCTGATGATGTTCTTCCTGTAGCGGTAGAACTTTACAGCGGCAAATGCTACGGCAACGGCAAGAACTAGAAATACGTTGATCTCAAGAGCAAATAGATCTCGTACGTAGATCGAAAAAAGATTTCCGTAGATGTCCATGCTGAACAGTGCGTCCATGTTTATCTCTCCTTAGTTATTTTTTCTTGCGAACTCGGTGTCCGCAATATCATCCATTGCCGCGGCAAGAAACATGGCTGGGAAGAATCCTAGGATTCCCATGATAACTGCGCCAACGAACGTTAGTAAGCTTTCACTTGCAAAGAAGAACATCGCTGAGTAGATAACCCAGGCAGTGGCAACGAACTTCATTGCAACCGCGTACCTACGGTACCGATAACCTCTAAAGTTATTTATCTTGATTTTCATGGGGAAGTCCTTTCGTCGTTTTGTCCTTGGGTTAATTATAACAGGAAGGTCAGGATAATTGAATTATCTTGATACGGTGTTTCTTTCACCCCAGCTTGCAAGTCCCATGCTTCTGTAGGTCTGTGCCCAGGACTCAGCCTCGGCATAGCTACGGCAATATTGAAGTATGTTGCTTAGTGAAGGGTCATTAAAGGTATATACGTAGCACGTTTGATTTCCAGCCTCGTACCTAGCCATCAGGATCTCCAATCCGTTGATGGTTAATTATATCAGGATCTACCTGACGGAGAACCCACCCTTGCCCCTGAAACTCGGGATCTTTCGGTGAGCTGGCGACTTAGCCTTGATCTTTCCGCCCATGAAGCCGGAGGGCGGCTTGATCAGCAGCGCCGTAAGGGCATGGACCAGCGCGTCGACTCTGTCCGGTGACTTGCCCTCACCGGGAATCCATGCGCACATCTGGGACTCTAGGTCCCCAAGGTAGCCCACGTGGTGAACGCGGGTTTGCTCGTAGGCAAGGGTTATCGGCTCGGCGCGAAGTGCCTTGCCGTACTTGGAGTGTACCTCAAGAACCTTTACCGTTGGGTCAATCGTGTTTATGGCATTGCGAACAAGCGCACCACCTTGGTTAACCTCAGCTACAACAGGACAGCCCCACTTGCGAGCCATCTGAACTACTCGGTTTGCCCACACGTCGGGTGAGCCGTGAATCGACGCGTCCTCAAGTACCCAGCTCTGACGCTTGTAAAGATCTCGTTCACCGGTTGAGGCTACGACAACTATGCCGCACTCGTCTCGTGGATTTTCAGCTACGGAAGGATCTACACCGATGCAGCGTAGCGGAGTTCCGATCGGATACTGCATGTCACGTCCCTTATCAATAAGTTCCTGTGTCCACAGAGCTCCCTCAACGTCCGAGAGCATCTCACCGTATAGCTCCTGACTCGCTAGACGAGTACCCTCGTACACGCCAAGAATGGCGTCTAGATAGGTTTTAGAAAGATTTCCGGTGTTGTCCATGGTTGAACCACGTGTAATTACCACACGCCCTGTCTTGGTCGCCTCAGCCATTAGCTGGTAGAGCAGCGGAACACGCTTAGGAGTTGTCGTCACCATGATCTTTGGATTAGCTCCAAGACGAGTACCGACGCGAAGGTTATCGAACGCGGTCATACCTGCCGCATCGGGAGTTTGCCTCCAGGCTGCAACCTCGTCACCCCACGCATGCGTAAATTGTGGACCACGGAGTGAATCCGGCTCATCGGCTGTGAAACAGGTAGCTGTGTTTCCGTTTGGCCAAGTTAAGCGTCTCTTTGACGGTTCGTACAGCGGGCGCTCGCTAGGAGGCGTCACGTTAATGATTCCTGACTCACCCTCAACGATAACGTCACGTACGTCAGCGGCAGTTCGAGCTACGAGTGCAAAACGCTTCTGTCCTTTGCTTGAGTCGCGTGCTTCGCTTCTAACCCACTCGGCTGCAGTGCGAGTCTTACCAGCTCCGCGTCCAGCCATGTAAAGCCAGATTGACCACTCGCCCTCAGGTGCCTGCTGTTCAGGCCGACCCCACACGGACCAGTCCCAAAGAAGTTGATCGGCATTGAAGCCAGCAAGCACGGCCTGCTTCTCCTCCTCAGAGAGGAGAGCTAACTTTTCCATCATGCTCTTTGCCATGTGTACTATAGTACATTAAAAAAGTAAAAGCTAGGCGGATAGGTCGCCTAGCTTCTACTCTGAAAGGATGTCTCAACCTGGTGGGATTGGAGGCTCACCAAGGAGACCCCCGCGTAGGTATGAACGGACCTAGCGGTTGGTAATACTGTATCACTTTCTTGCGAAAAGTGAAACCTCCTCGTAGACTGCGTCTACGACCTTTGCCCAGATTGCAGGAGTATGATCGAACGGCTGGTATCCACCAGCTCCTCCGATAAGTACTCTACCTTGAGAGTAGGAAGATGCGATTCGGCCAACCGTGCGAGCCGCAAAGTCATATCCGTAGTAATCAAAGTTAAGCGTAGACAGCGGATCGGTGCGATGTGCATCGGCTCCGGTAGCTAGCAGAACTACATCCGGCTTGATCTTATCGGCAAGTGTTTCAATCTCACCCATGACAGCCATAAAGGTATCGTCACCGCTGGCTGGATCAAGTGCCCAGTTGTATATTCCTTTTTTCGGTGTGTGACCTTTTAGTCCCGTGCCAGGAAAGATAGCCGAGTCGTGAATAGAACACGTCACAAGATCAGGATCATTTGCCAAAAGGTTTTCAACGCCATCGCCGTGATGTGCGTCCCAGTCAATATACATAACCTTCATGCCATTTTTCTGAAATTCCTTTGCGGCCCAAGCCATGTCGTTAAACACGCAGAACCCAGAGCTGTGATCGTACTGAGCGTGATGCTTAGCTCCCTGAGGATTAAAGCCAATCTTTAGCTCGTCGGCAAGCATCTTCTCTGTTAACCGAACTGTTCCGGCAAACATGTGAAGGGCAACCTTTCCAAGCTCAGCTTGGTCTGGGTACCACTCGCCGCAATGACCATCGTCAAGAACTCTAGAAACATAGTCCTTGTCATGAATAGACTCAACCTTAGCTCGATCGCCTTCTTGAATATCTGGCTTAACAATTACAAGATCGTGATCATTAGATAGAAGCTGCGTTGCGTACTTTGCACGCATAGGATTAGTAGGATGTGAATCAGTCGTCCTACCACCTAGCTTCCAACCAAGGTACACATCATCGTACGCTACATGTATCTTATCTTGCATGAGGCACCGCCTCGGACATAACTAAGTAATCAACGAAGTATTTGTTTAATAAAACAGCCTTACTTCTTTTTTCCCGCATAAGATCTATTGCGCCCCTTGCAGTGTATCCATCCTTCATCAGAACATGAGCCATGACAAGACCTGAGCGATTTATTCCAGCCTGACAGCGAACTAGCACACGCTTGCCAGACTTCCAGGCATTGTATGCAAACTCTGCAGCTCTCTCGACCGCATCAAAATCTATGTGACTGATCTCTGAATCATAGAAGCCGTAGCGCACCTCCTCGACCAACCAGTCAACTGGTTGAGCCCATGAGTAAAGTGTGACCACCGTATCAAATTCATTCTTTGTAATTACACGTTGCTTGTATGTGTCAACGCCAGTTTCAATCGTGTCATCATCGTCCGTACCACCAAGCCATAGCTCTGGGAGGATCTCACTCCATAGGGGGAAGTCCCAGCCAATATCGTGCACTGGTGCGTATAAGTTTTTATCCTCTATAATTTCCATTACTCATTGTCCTCTTCATCATGCATCATTAGTTCCCAGCAACTCGGGTGAGTTCCGGTCATCATTTGTTCTCGTAGTGACTTGTCCAAATCAGGCAGTGCGTCTTGAATCAGCATTCCAAAGTTCCACTTAAAGAAACCATCGGCTGGAATCTCAACCGTACCGGTCTTATTGCATAGTCTGCAGGTAGGTGTTTGAACTAGGTACGTCATGTCCTTTACGTCCATAATTTGTCCTTTCGTCACTTGATAAGTCTATTATATCAGGTTTTCTAGCCTCTCTGAGACATGATCGTTATCTCGCCGCCTGAGTAGGCGTCCCATCGTATAGAAACCTCGATTGCCTTTCGCAGTAGCTTCTCAGCATCCTCTGGGTTTTTAGACTTTTCAGCCTGTAGAGCTCCGAGAGCTCCGAGAGCGTACTTACCTCCTGAGCCGGCAACGTAAAGTCCACGCTTGCATCTTTCCCACGAGTAGTCCTCGGCGATGCTATAAAGATTTCCCTTAACCGCAACTATGAAGTTGTTGTCGTTGTACGCTACGTCTCCGTCGTCCTTCATGTCATATCCAGCTTTAATAAACGCCTGACGCATGTTTGGTATAAATACCCTAGTCATGTACTGGTCAGGAGACTTCCCGGTGTAGCGAGGTGCTGACCAACCAAACTGAAGTATGTTGATTCCACGCACCGCACCTGCACCTGCGATTAACGTAGGTCCATTCTTAAATGTTTTGCCTGTCACGATCTGCATCATGAATCCAGATTCATCACTAGCTTGACTGTCCGCACCAATCGTGCACCAGCCATCGCCTTGTATGGCCGCAAGAGTAGTCATGGTTCTCCCAACAAATCCTAAGCGCGTAGGACAACTGTATACTACGCGCCAGGGCTACGTCTTATATTAGGTCCAGGACTCCTATGGGGCAGGTCACGTTTGAGGACTCAACCTGACGGGTGACAGGGTTTATCCTGGCAAACCTTCCTGTAGGATTATCCAAACGAACCACAACCTTCGTACGATTCTTTGAGACGATGGTGGCGGTTTCGCCTACCATGTACCTTGTGCCTGTTTGCTCGTTGAACTTTACCTTGTCCCCGATGTTGTAGTCAGAGATGGTAAGTTGCTTACGAACTGTCTTTAGGCGTAGGGCAAGTGCCTCGTTGATCTTCCCAAGGGAAGAGTCATAGGTGCCGGATGATATATCCGCTAAAAGTGTCTCGATACTCATAGTACCTTCCTTTCGTCGTTAGGTACTATTATATCAGGTTAGGAGTCAACCTCTGCTCTAAAGTACTGGATTCCCTCTTCCTTTTGGGATTCATCCTGTGCCCAAGGTAGACGGGTACGGTTTAGATCTCCAAGACTGTTGGCGAACAAGACCGCAGTCTTCTTTGCCGCGCCTAGGGATGTGTGTGCCGCGTAGCGAGTTTCGCCGGAGGCTACATCCTTTACTGTCACAAGCCAGGCTGCCTGTGGCGCCTTATTTTTTAATAGGGTTGCTGTTATACTCATTGGTATTACTCTCTTTCTCTTGAAAACGAAAATTTTTCATTACACTTTGGGCACACAACGTCATCCTCAACGTTTCCCCAGTCATCGGTCATGAAGTCTTGTTCCCATGCGTTGCCGCACTCGCACTCAACCTCGTATGTGACCTCATCGGAATAGATCCCTGAGCCCATCATTGAACCTGCGTAGTAGCTCATTAGTTTTTAACCAACGAGTTCATGTCGCGCTTAATCTGCGCGTAGATATTTGCGCAAGGATAACAGTACGTGTCAGGAGTTACCTCAAGCACAACCGCATCAATTCCGGAGTACACCAGCTCTGTGTTTTCACAGTTGTATGTTTTACAGGTTTTCATTTGTATCCTTCCGTCTCTTGAGCTAATTATATCAGGTAGGGCGCCTACTTCTCCTTAGGCGCCATACCCGAGTTTTAACTTACTTTGCTTTTGGGAACTTTTTAGTTCCCTTACGAAATTGGCTCATAAAGCGAGAAGCCTCCTTCGTAGAAGCTACCTGCATCTTCTCACCTGTTGAGGTGTTGAACACAAGGTAGTGTGCGCTATCTACTGCACGTAATACTGCAAGCGTTTTACGCTTACGGAAGTACGCCGGTGTATAACCGTTTGGTAGCTTAACTCC